ATTGTCATGTTTTGCCCTGATCCTGAACCGCATACTGCAATCGGATCATGCCCTGCGGATTACCTCAAACCTATCCAAGCAGCAAAATCTCAAATTATGCGAGATACACTAGATTCGTTAGGGCATTCTATTTTCCCACGAATGGCTGTTGTCGAAGGACAAGTCAACATCGATGATGTCTTAAACACAGACATTGGACAGCCAATTCGTGTGCGTGCGCCAGGAATGGTACAACCCTTCTCAGTCCCTTTTGTTGGCAAGGAAGCGTTCCCTGTTCTTGGTTACTTAGATGAAAGTAAAGAAAATAGAACAGGTGTATCTAAGGCTTCAGCAGGTTTAAATGCTGATGCTTTACAATCAAGCACCAAAGCTGCGGTAGCAGCAACCATGTCTGGCGCACAAGGTCGTATCGAATTAATTTGTAGACACTTTGCCGAAGGCGGAATGAAAGATTTATTTACCTTGATTAACAACTTGGTTATCAAACATCAAAATGCACAAGATGTCTTTAGACTTAATGGTAAGTTTGTTCCTGTTGATCCTAGATATTGGAATACCGATAAAGACTTAGTGGTTAATGTTGCAATCTCTAAATCATCCGATGAAGAAAAGTTTGCAATCTTAGGGCAATTTGCAGGTAAGCAAGAGCAAATACTTTCAACCCTAGGGCCAAGTAACCCTATGGTTTCTCTACAACAATACGCAAACACACTTAGCAGAATGATCGAGATGGCTGGATTTAAAGATCCTGAATCATTTATCAATACTGAAGTACCGCCAATGCCACCTATGCCACAGGAAACTAAACCTGATGCAGCAGAACTATTGGCACAAGCAGAAGCACAGAAGGCTCAAGTTCAAGCTCAGAAAGCCATCATTGATGCAGAAACAGATCGCATGAAGATTATCATGGACGATGACAGAAACAGAGACATTGAAGAAGCACAGATTAGATTGAAAGCAGCAGAATTGTTAGCTAAATATGGAACTCAGGTCAACATAGCAGAAATAAATGCTATCATGGAGCGTGACCGAGAAAATATCAGGCAAACTGCAAAAGACCAAGCTCAAGGACTATTTACAGGAAATGTCCCACAAAATATTTGACATTGAAGTAATGGAAGGAGATATGGTCTATAAAGGTTCTGAGATCAAGGCTAAAAATAAAGATCATGCACTTCAAATAATGATACTTATGTCAGGTGGTCAAGTAACCGAACATTCTGAAATCATAAGTTTTGAGGAAAAAACTTTACACTAATGGCAATCACATACAGAGGCGAAAGATTTAGCGGTTATAACAAACCTAAAAGAACACCAGGCAAGCGTAAGAAGTTTGCCGTACTTGCAAAGAAAGGTGACAAAGTAAAACTTGTTCGCTTTGGTGATCCCAAAATGACAATCAAAAAAGATCAACCCAAAAGAAGAAAATCCTTTCGTGCTAGACACAAGTGCGATACCAATCCCCCAGATAAGCTAACCCCTAGATATTGGTCTTGTAAGAAATGGTAGGTATAATCCTACTATGGAAATAATAACAATACTTTTACTCGTGGGACTTGTAGGTTATCTAATCTACGACAAACACAGAGATTACATCAAAGATAAAATAGATCAATGGTTATGAAGCGTAAGTTCAGGAAAGTGCCTAAGACAAAAGGAGGTGTTCCAAAGAAATATGTCAAAGGCTCAAAGAATCCTAAAAAAACTGAAGCTGAAATCAAACGAACTAGAAGGTTATACAAGGCTGGTAAATTAACACCAGCAATGATGAACCGAATATCTAAAATGAGGGCTAGAAGTGGCAAGTAAACAAGCAACCATCGACAAATATTCTAAATCAAGTGGTATTTCTAAAAGCACCCTATCTAAAGTTTATAAGCGTGGACTAGGAGCTTACTACAGTTCAGGTTCTCGCCCAGGCGTATCTGCTCATCAATGGGCTGCTGGTCGTGTTCGCAGTTTTGCAACAGGTAAAGGCGGTGCAAGAAAAGCAGATGCAGATTTATTAAGACCAAAAAAATCTAAAAAAAGGAGCTAATTATGCCAAAAGGTAAAGGAACATACGGATCTAAAGTAGGTAGACCGTCTAAGAAGAAACCTATGAAAAAAAAATATAAAAGTGGTAAGAAGTAATGCCATTTAAAAAATATTCACCCAAACAAAAGAAACTTGCACGAGTAGCAAAACCAAGGAATAAAATAACTGGTGCTGACTTTAAAAAACTTAAAATGTCTAAAAGGAAAAGAAAATGAAAAAGAAAGTAAAAGCACCAAAAGGTTATCATTTTATGAAAGTTGGTAAAGGTTATCGGCTGATGAAAAATAAAGGTAAGTTTGTACCGCACAAAGGAGCATCAACTTCTGCTGAGTTTGAAGTTATAACCAAGCACAAGTGAGTAAGCCTGAAAAAAAAATTAGATTTGAAACCTTTGCTGAATTAAGCAAGTTTATGGAAGAAAATACTAAAAGGCAAAAAGCTAAAAGCAAGAATGGAAAAGCCAAAAGAAAATAAAGGCTTATTTTGGGATCATGTCAATAAAACATTTTATCGTTGGCATGAATTAAAACTGTTAATGCAGGAAAGAAGATTAAAAGAAAATGAAACTAAACAAAATAAAGAATCTAGTAACTAGCCTAGCACCTACACTCGGTGCAGCGATTGGTGGCCCTTTAGGTGGTCAGGCTGGTCAAATACTATCTCAAGTCTTAGGTGTAAAAAACTCTCCTGTAGAAATAGAAAAAGCGATCAATAATCTTACAGCCGAGCAAATGCTTGAACTTAAAAAAGCAGAAAAAGACTTTCAATTACAAATGAAACAGTTTGAGATAGATATTTATTCTTTAGAAACTCAAGACACTCAACACGCTAGAGAAAAGTTTAGTGGTGATTGGACACCTAAGTTCTTAGGATCATTAACCTTAGTTGGTTTTATTGGTTATATCTTTATGATTACAGCCTATCCAATAGATGACAGTTCAGACGATATCGTTATGCTTATTCTTGGTTATCTATCAGGTATAGCTTCAGCAGTTATATCTTTTTACTTCGGATCAAGTAACAAGGAAAAAAAATGAGTGAGTGGAAAAACTTTAAACTTGATGAATTCAAGTGCAAACATTGTGGTAAAAACGAGATAAATCATAAATTAGTTGATAAACTACAAACATTGCGTGATGACCTAGGATTCCCCCTAGTTATATCATCTGGCTATAGATGTCCCGAACATCCTATAGAAGCTAAGAAAAGCAAGCCAGGTACACACGCATTAGGTCTAGCAGTCGATATAGCTGTTAGTCACCAAAAAGCATTAGAGGTGTTATACAAAGGTATAGCACATGGTTTTACAGGCATAGGAGTTAATCAAAAAGGTAATGGACGATTTATACATTTGGATATCGCAGAAGTGGAAAATTATAGCCCACGCCCTCACATCTGGAGCTACTGACTTTTATTGATATGGAGATTTCAGGCTACATCGTTTGGAATATCATAGTTACTTTGGTCTTAGCACCTTTGGTCTATGGCATAAGAAAAAATGAAGCTGAAGTTAAGCGTGTTGATATTTTGCTCAATAAAACTAGAGAAGAAGTGGCAAGAGATTATCTAACAAGAAATGAACACACAATCGAGTTTCAAAGATTAATAGACAAAATAGACAAACTTGATGCTAAAATAGATAAACTAATTACAACTTAATATGGCAATAGGAATACCAGGCGGACAAGTACAAGTAACAGCAGGCACAGGGCCAGTTGCTACAGGTCAACAATATGCACAGCAAATTGCTGGTGGGATTCCTTTTGAACAAGTCGTAGCACCTGGTCTAAGTTTTTCTCCTGATATGCCAATGGGTTACACCCAAGCACAATTAGACATGATGTCAGGTGGACAAGTTCCTGTTATGCCTACAGCTCCAACTATAGGAATACCAGTACAACCCTCTGAACCAATGATGCCATACGCACCTACTGGTACACCACAACCTGAAGTCTTAGTCCCAAAAGAAGAATACAAAGGATTCTTTCCATTCTTACAAAGTTTAACTTTACCTCAAGATGTAGCTGTAGAAGATTTAGTTTTTGATACAACTTTTGCACCTGAGCTTTATACAGGTGATGTGGCTGTTCCAAAGAAATTTGATTTAGATGTAGAAGCAATATTATCGGGAGTTGATCCTGAAGAGTTGGCTAAAATAGATGTTGATAAATTAGACCTACCTGATATGCCTACAGATACACCTATTTATGAGCCAAGAGATCCATTTATAGTAAAAGATTTCTTTGAACCACAACAACCTTTAGAGCCTGTATCATTACTTGAGCCACAGCCAACACAAGCTCCAGTCATGCCATCTGCTCCAAGTTTATTACAGCAACCTGTTATACCTGTAACTCAACCTGTTACAACACCTGTAATACCAACCAGCTTAACTGGTTTACCACAATTTCAATTACCACAAATAGAAGAAATTGTTTCACCCATACAAAGAGGAAGAGTACAGCCATCCCTATTTGGGTTTGGCCCAACACCATAAATAAATGCCAACACACGAAGAAGTCGTCAAGGCTGAACAAGCCGAACAAATATTAAACTCAGAAGTATTTAAGGAAGTTTTAGAAAACCTTAAAAACGAATACATCAACTTTTGGTTAAACTCTCGTGATATAAAAGATGTGAATATCAGAGAGGACTTACATAGATCAATTTTATTAATACCTGAAATAGAAAAACATATCAGAATCATTGCAGAGAAAGGCAAACTCACCAAAACACATATCAATAAGATTCGTAGCGTAGGCTAAAAAATCTTTCCTTTTTTAAAAAAATTCATATAAAATACTTATAAATACACATAAGGAGTATTTATGAGCAATAACGGAAAGCCGACTGCTTTACAAACTGAAGGAGAACTAGCTACTTCAGCGTTTGAAAGTTTCTTAACTCCTCAAGAAGAGGAAAAAGTTGAAGAGGCAGTCACAAATGAAGTAGAAGAGGAAGTCATTGAAGAGGATGAATTACCAGAAGCAGCCGAACTTGAAGAAGAGATGGTTGAAGATGAAGAATCCGATTTTGATGATGAAATTGATGACGAAGAACAAACTGAGGTTGAGGACGAACAAGAGCAACCCACCTACTACAAAGTCAGAATAGACGGAGAAGAGGTAGAGGTCACGCTTGAGGAACTCCAAAGCGGATATTCCCGTCAGCAAGATTACACGCGTAAAACTCAAGAGTTGTCAAATCAACGGAAAACCATTGACCAACAGCAACAAGAGTTAGCGCAAAGAGATGCGATTTATTCGCAGTTGTTACCGAAATTGGAAGCCCAACTAAAGGGCGAATTGGCAGGCGAGCCAGATTGGAACAAGTTATACGAGGATGATCCCGTTGGCTATGTTCGAGAAAAGCAACTCTGGGATGAGAAGAAAGAGAAGTTGCAGGCCACTCAAGCTGAACAGCAAAGGCTTCAACAAGAAGCAGCGCAAAAACAGCAAGAGCAAATTGCACAAATGGTGCAAGAAGGTCAGCAAAAGCTACTTGAACTTATACCAGAATGGCAAGATCCTGAAGTTGCAACAAAGGATAAGCTAGCGATTCGAGAATATGGAATCAATGTCTTAGGTTACTCACCTCAAGAGATGGATGCTGTGTATGACTACCGAGCCTTACTTGGTTTAAGAAATGCTTGGTTGCAAAGCAAAACTGTTAAAGCAACTAAGAAAAAACCAACGGAAAAAGCAAAGGCTAGGGTTGCAAGACCTGGTACTACGAACCGACCAAGATCAGTAGCTCCTGTGAAGAAAGCAAAACAAAGGTTAGCTAAAACTGGGAAACCCTCAGATGCAGCTAAAGTTTTTGAACAATTATTAAAGTAATTTACAAGGAGTAATATTATGGCAAAAGTAACTAACGCTTTTGATACTTACACCGCAACTGCTGATAGAGAAGATTTAAGTAATATCATTTACAACATCTCTCCTATGCAAACTCCGTTCATGTCCTCAATCGGATCACGAAATGTGAGCAATGTGGTGTTTGATTGGCAAACAGAATCTCTACCTACACCAAGTGCAAGTGGAGAATTAGAAGGCTTTGAACTTTCAAGAGCAGCTTCAACTGCTACTGTAAGAGCAAGCAATGTATGTATGATCTCAAAAAGAGATGCAACTGTAACAGGATCTCAAGAGAGTTCAGACCCAGCAGGTAAAAGGTCAGAAATGGCTCATCAACTTGCTATTATGTCTAAAGCTCTTAAAAGAGATATGGAACAAGCTCTCTGTCAAAAAGGCGCTAAAACAACTGGTAATGCGACAACTGCTCGTGTAACTGGTGGTTTTGAATCTTGGATCACTTCAAACGATTCTAGAGGTACTAATGGTGCTTCTACAGGAAGTGGTGCTGCTCCAACTGACGGAACTCAAAGAGCTTTAACTGAAACTCTACTCAAAGATACACTTGAGTTAGCTTTCACAAATGGTGGTGAACCATCATTGGCTATTTGTGGCCCACATAACAAACAAGTTATTAGTGGTTTCACAGGTAGATCACAAGCTAGACAATTTGTGGATCAAAATACTGTAGAGGCTTCAGTATCTATCTATTCATCTGACTTTGGTGAACTCAAAATCGTTCCATCAAACAGATCAAGAGAAAGATCGCTTCTTTTAGTAGATCCAGAATTTGCTAAAGTTGCTTACTTAAGAAATTTCCAAACAGTAGATATCGCTACTATTGGTGATGCAGAAACAAAAATGATCGTAGTTGAGTATGGACTAGAAGTGTCCAACGAAGCTGCTCATGGTGTTGTTGCAGACTTAAGCACATCCTAATTATCTGGGACGGATGGGAGTTAGTGCATTTGCATTGACTCCCATTTTTTTATCTACAAGTTATTTCCCTAAAAGCCTAAGTCAATGATAAAATTATAGACAATATGGCAAGACGAACAATTATCGATCACAAGACTGGTTTTACCAATGAATTTGCTACGGAAGATAATAAAGTTATTTATCACACCACCCAAGATGTTGCGCCTGTTATAGAGCATTGCAAAGCATTAGCAGAGAATAAGCCAGGCAAAGATTTACGCCATGTCGCAGAAGTACCCTTAGTGGTGTACCAAAAAGCCTGTAGAGAAGGCTGGGCGAATGACATGAAACAATGGAGAAAGTGGTTAAATCACTCAGATAATAAAGTCTTTAGAACATGGCAAGGTAAACTATGACATACGCAGAGCTTAAAACTAACATAGCTAATTATCTAAACAGATCAGATTTAACTTCTGAAATAGATATATTTATTGATAATACTGAAGCTGAACTTAATCGTAAACTTAGAGTTAAAGAGATGATTAAGCGAGCAACCGCTACAGCAGACGGACAGTATTTATCAGTACCTTCTGATTGGCTAGAGGCCATCAATATTGAAATTACATCCAATGACTTTAGACCATTGATGCAAATGTCTATTGAATCACTTGATGTGTATAGAAAATCAATTAATAACAAAACTGGTCAACCAATCTATTACGCATTAGTTGACGATACAATCGAACTTGCACCTACCCCTGACAGCAGTTATACATTACAATTAACATACTTCGGAAAGATAGATGCACTTTCTGATTCTAATACATCTAACTTTGTGTCTAATACACATCCAGATGTTTACTTATATGGATCACTAAAACACGCATCAGTTTTTTTGATGGAAGACGAGAGAGCGCCTTTGTTCAATGCTCAGTATGAAAAATCTCTTGAAGAAATGAGATTACAACAAGAAAAGGCTGAGTTTGGTAAAGGATCATTGGTTCAAAGAAGAAGAACTTATGGTAAATCTCGTAAAAACATACACTATTGGAATAATAACTAGGAGTAAAAATGGCTGGATTTAGCGATTATTTAGAAGACAAAGTATTAGATCATGTATTTGGCGGAACTGCTTATACTGCACCAACAACATTATATGTGGCTTTATTTACTGTAGCACCAACTGATACTGGTGGCGGTACTGAAGTTTCAGGTGGAGCTTATGCAAGACAAACTGCTACATTCAATGTATCAGGTACAAATCCCACAACAGCGACAAATGCTGCCGCGATTGAATATCCAACTGCAACCGCAGACTATGGAACAGTTGTAGCTGTAGGCATCATGGATGCCTCAAGTTCTGGTAACTTACTTGCTTATGCAAGTTTGACTGCTAACAAAACTGTATCTAGTGGAGACGTATTCAGATTTGATGCTGGCGATTTAGATATCACATTAGCATAAGACAATGGCCTCAGTAGGCTACGGTCAATATACCTACGGGAAGTCCCATTATGGAACTCCCGTTTATCACGAAGGTGCGGCTACCGCATCGCAAACTTCTGGTTTTACTGCTGAATCTTCTGTAAAGAGATTCGGTAGTTCTACCATTGCTGCTTCTTCAGGATTTACTTCTGCTGGAGTAGTTATCAAACTTGGAGCAGGAACATCTGCTCAAACTTCAGGATTTACCTCGGTTGGTCATGTAATAAGTCTTGGCGCATCAACCATATCAGCAGTTTCTAGTGCTTCAGCTATAGGTCGACAAATAGATCGTGGATCAGCGACTATAGCTCAAACATCTAGTGCAACTGCAACAGGCAGACAGATTGATCGTGGTACAGCCACAATCGCAGGTGTCAGCAGTATGTCTGCGGTTGGTACTCAAATAGATAGAGGCGCATCTACTATTGCAGGAACAAGCAGTATGACTGCTACAGGGGTTCAAATTGACCTAGGATCTGCAACCATCGCTGGTGTTTCTAGCATGACCGCTACAGGAACTCAGATCGATAAAGGTGCATCCATTGGCCCTGTAATATCAAACATGACTGCTACAGGCAGATTTACAGTTACAGGCAATGCGATTTTTGCTCAAACCTCTGACTTTACTGCAATCGGCAGACAAATCGACAGAGGATCATCGACACTAGCACAAACAAGTAGTTTTTCTGCGATTGGTAGTTTAAAATGGACTGATATTGTTGTTCCCTCTGATACATGGACAGATCAAACAGTCACAACAACTTGGACGGATGTATCGAATCCGTCAACATCATGGACAGAGAAAGATAAACAAGAAGCAGCTTAAAGGAAAGATTTATGGCAGATACATTTACTACTAACTTAAACCTAACCAAACCAGAGGTCGGTGCATCCACCGATACCTGGGGTACAAAGATTAATAATGACTTGGATACAGTCGATGGCATTTTCAGTTTATCTGGAACTGCGGTTGATATGGGCCAAGTTGACTTCGGTGGCGCAGTTGTTCTTAAAGGGACTAACCCAAGTTTAACAATAGGTGATGGCGGTGCTGAAGATACTAAACTTGTCTTTGATGGTAATGCTCAAGACTTCTATATTGGTTTAGACGATAGTGCCGATGATTTAATTATTGGTTCAGGATCAGCAGTTGGTACAACTCCTGCGATTACAATTGATGAAAACCAAGATGTAACGATTACACAAGATTTAACTGTTTCTACAAACTTTACCTCAAGGGGTATTGATGACAATGCTGATGCAACAGCAATCACCATAAATTCGTCAGAGCAGGTTGGTATAGGCAGTACAAGTCCATCTAACCCTCTTCATGTTGAATCTTCTACTTCAAATGAAAATACTGCATTTATAAGAAATACAGCAGGAACAGGCGTAAACTATGGTTTGGAAATACGAGCTGGAACAAATGCAACAGACCACGCTTTGCAAGTTTTAGATTCTGGCGGTATATCAAGGCTTAGAGTTACAGGTGCAGGAAAAGTAGGTATTGGAACTTCAAGTCCAGATGTAGATTTAGAAATAGCAACTTCAGCTTCAGATACAGGGGTTGATTTAAAACTAAATGGTAATAAATCATCTAATGGTGCAGTAGGTAGTATTATTTTTGAAAACGCTAGTGATAGTGTTGCCATGATCAGAGCAAGTAGAGTAGGTGGCAATAATGATGCTGCCGACATGCAGTTCTTTACTCAAGCTACTGGTGGCTCTAATTCAGAACGCATGAGGCTAGATTCAACAGGTGGTCTTTTCTTTGGTATGACATCTAAAACAACTGTAGCTACTAATGGTGGTGTTTATATAAACGGTGATTATGCTGTAGGCTCAACCAATTACTATGCTCAAATGTTTATGCAACATAACATATCAACTAATCATGGTTTTGTTATTAAAGGGTTAAATACAAACGGTATCCCTATGGCATTTCAAAATTCAAGTGGTTCAGTTGTTGGCACTATAACAAACAATGCTAGTTCTACATCTTTTAACACATCTTCAGATCATAGATTAAAAGAAAATGTTGTAGATATGACTGGTGCAATTACTAGAGTAAAAGAACTACAACCTCGAAGGTTTAATTGGATTGAAGATGAAACAAATACTTTGGTTGATGGATTTATTGCACATGAGGCAAGTACAGTTGTACCTGAAGCAGTAACAGGAACTCATAACGAAACTAAAACAGCAGAAAATGCAGTACTTTCATCCGATGGAAGTGTTTTTGCTGATGGTGTTACAGAAGATGAATGGACAGAAGGTAAAACAGGAGAAAATCCTAAGTTCCCTTCTGATAGTACTTGGACAGCTTCACATACTTTCCCTGTTTATCAAGGTATCGACCAAGCAAAACTTGTACCACTTTTAACAGGTGCATTACAAGAAGCGATAACTAAAATAGAAGCACTAGAAACTAGAATAGAAACATTGGAAAACGCATAATGGCAATCTCATATACTTGGGATGTAAAAACTAAAATTATAGGATCATAAGTGAATGGCACTCATTCCAGTTACTCCACCCGCAGGCATAGTCAAGAACGGAACTGACTATGGTAATAAAGGTCGTTGGGTTGACGGGGATTTAGTTCGCTTTGAAAATGGCTACCTAAAACCTATTGGTGGCTGGGAAAAACTTAGAAACACAGCACTTACAGGCGCACCCATTGGGATGTACGCCTATTCAGATAATGCTGGTGATCCTGTTTTAGCAGTTGGTACAAGACAAAAAGTTTTTGTTTTGTATGACAATACATGGACAGATATTACACCCACAGGCTTTGTCAATGATGCAAGTAATGATCCTTTAGGATTTGGTGCATATACTTATGGTTCAGAAGATTATGGCGATGCTAGAAGTCAGTCTGGACTACCCTTAAAAACAGGCCATTTCTCATTCAGTAATTGGGGTGAAGATTTAATTTTCTGTTTCTCAGGCGATGGCAAGATTTATAAATGGTCGCCAAACTCAGGCGGTACTGCTGATACCATAGCAACCGCAGTCACAGGCGCACCCGTAGGCAACCAAGCAACCATTGTTACTAATGAAAGACATTTAGTTGCGATTGGTTCAGCAAGTGATCCAAGAAAAGTAGCATGGTCAACCAGAGAAGATCGTAATACTTGGACATCAAAAGCAACCAACACCGCAGGTGATTTACAAATCCCTACAGGTGGTAGAGCTTTATACGCTGTTAAGTTTAGGTCTGACATTATCATTTTTAGTGATACAGGCATTAACAGAATGTTTTATTCTGGCTCACCTTTTGTTTATGGTATTGCTGATGCAGGTACAAATTGTAAAGCAGTAGGCAGAAGAGTAATTGTGCCTACAGGCAATTTCCTTGCATGGATGGGTGAAAATGCTTTCTATATCTATGATGGTACAGTTAGAGAAATACCTTGCGATGTGCATGATTATGTTTTTGATAATCTCAACGTACCAGGCAAAGGTGCTTGTTGGGGTGGACATAACTCTAACTTCAATGAGATATGGTGGGGATTCCCAAGCGGTGATACTCAATACACACCCAATAAATATGTAATTTGGAACTATGCACAAAATGTATGGTCAATCGGTGAACTTGATAGAGGATGTTGGATCGACCAAGGCGTGTTTAATTATCCTATCTCTGCTGATTCAAGCGGATTTGTTTACGAACACGAATCAACTTTACTTGGTAATTCACCTAATCTTAATGGTAGATCGCCTTTTTGCACAACAGGGCCAATACAGATTGGTCAAGGTGATAGATATGTGCAATGTAATCAAATCATTCCAGACGAAGAAGCAAGCTCTTTACCTGGTGTAACCCTAAGTTTTAAAGGTAAATTTACTCCTTTAGGCCCTGAAACGGACTTTGGTAGCTTTACTTTTGATTCTTCAGGTGATGGTTATACCGATGCTAGGTTTACCGCACGCCAAGTAGAAATGACAGTCACAGGAAGCACAACTCAAGACTTCCAAGTCGGTGATATACGCTTAGATGTAAAGAATAGAGGCAGAAGATAATGGATGTATCCTCACAACGACAGTACATACAGCGTGCTATCAATGTTAAATATTCTTTTGCAGCTACCACACAGCAAACCATATATACAGCACCTACGGGTGGTGACTTTGATTTTGCGATTGTCAAAGGTTTTCTAGCTTGCGATCATGGTAATCAGCAAACTAATTTAGATGTATCAATCACTGATACTAGCTCAAATGAGTTTTTTATCTATAAACAAAAAAACATAACAGCACACGCTACTGAAGAATTACAAACTAACGCAGGGATAATTCTACTGCAAGGGGAAATCATCAAAGCACAAGTCAACCATGCAAACATTGACTTGGTTTTAAGTATTATTGAATATGGAAAAGGCGACTAATATTGTTGAGTTTCCCAAGAAAGATGCTTGGGAGATTGAGTGGAATCGCTGTAAACATTGGATTGCGAAGGCTATCAAACACCAAGATTCCTATACATTAGACGATATTGAAGATAAAATAAGGCATGGATTATTCCATTTGTGGCCCGCAGAGAGATCTGCAATGGTTACAGAATTTGTAGTATTCCCACAGAATACAGCATTAAACTTGTTATTTTGTGGTGGAGATTACAAAGAATTAGAAGAAATGTTGCCATCTATAGAGGCATTTGCAAAAACCGCAGGATGTAAAAGATTATATGGCGGTGGTCGAAAAGGATGGTTAAGAAAACTAAAACATTTAGGCTTTGAGCCAGAATATATGATAAGAAAAGATTTATGAGTAAAGGCAAAACAACACAATCAGTATCATTACCAGAATATCAGCAACGACAACAGCAGGAAGTTTTTCAATCTGCTAGAGGGTTAGCTGGTCAACCTTTTGTGCCATATACAGGCCCATTGGTTGCAGGATTCTCACCCGATCAATTAAGACAATTTGAGGCAACTCGTGGGTTGTTTGAAACGGGTATGGAATTTGATCCTATTACTGGCATTAGAGAGCTTGCACAAGCTCCAACACCAAGCCTTTTAGGTGCTGACATTGGTGCATATCAATCACCATTTCAAGAACAAGTTATAGAAACTTCTCTTGGTGATATTCAGCGCAGAGCAGATATAGCACGACAACAGGCACAAGCTCAAGCTATTGGCGCAGGTGCTTTTGGTGGTTCACGATCAGCCATTTTAGAAGCAGAATCACAAAGACCATTTGTTGAGCAAATGGCTAGGACTTCTGCGGGTTTAAGACAAACAGGATTTGAGCAAGCAAAAAGAGCAGCCGAGGCTGATATTGCTAGAGAAATGGAAGGCAGAAGATTTCAAGCTGGCTTATTAGGTGGATTACAACAAGAGCAAATGCAAAGACTTGGTATGCTTGGAGATATCGGCAGACAACAACAAATGCTACAACAACAAGCACTTCAAGTTCCTTATCAAGAGTTCCAAAGAGCATTGGCTTATGGCCCTCAACAGCTTGGCTTATTACAAGCTGGTCTTGGAACAACGACACCGATTACTACAACAAAACAAAAAACTGGTTTAGGCGATGTATTAGGAACTGCTGCTCAGTTAGCAGGTTTATATTTTATGCGACCAGGAGGCTAAATGGCACAGGTTGAAAACAAAGATAAAAACGAAAGATTGGCCTTTATGTTATATGCTCTTGGTGGAGCATTAAAAGGTGATAAAAACTTTGTGCAAAATACTTTAGCTCTTCAAGAAATGAAGGAAGGCAAGGAAAAGCAAGAGGCTAAAAAGAAAAAATATCAAGATTTTCTTGCAACTCTACCTGAAGGATCTTTTAAAGATTTAGCAAAAATTATGGGTCCAGAAAAACTTGATACTCTTTTATTAGAAAGGTATAAAGCAGATCAACCTAAAGAAATGACTGTGGCTGATTATAAGGCCTATCTTGCTGAGAAAATAGCAAAGGGAGAGGAGCTTAGTCCACAAGACTTACAATTAGAAGCATATCTACAAAACCTAGATGTCTATGAAAGACGAACAAGAGGCATACCCCCAAGGGGAGGACAAATACAACAAGAGCTTCCCGATGTATCTAACCTATCAATAGAAGATATTAGAGCAACATATCCAAAAGGTACAGAACTTATGTATCAAGGCACAAAAATCGAAGTGGATTAAAATGAATTATGGCAGAGCAAGACAAATCAATAAAACTCAGCGAATATTTACAAGAAACGCCTCAACCTGATACTAGCTCGCAACCCATAAAGTTATCTGAATACGGAACTAAAAAATTATCTGAAGTTGATCTAACCAAAAAAGAAGAGGTTGGAGCATTAGAAAGTATTTATAGAATTGGTGGTGGTGCTATAAGAGATACAGCACAAGCCACTAAAGATGCAACTGCTTTTCTCTTACGCACGCAAGGTAAGTACAGTCCAGTAAAACAACGCTTATCACAAATTATTGATGCAACTCCAGACCTTCCTGAAGTTGAAGAGCCAACATCTATTATTGGCGGAATCACAAGAGATATAGCTGGATTTGCAATACCTTACACACCTGCTGTAAAAACAGTACAGGCAGTTAGAGGTAGCACTTCTTTGTTGCAAAAGGGTATTAATGCAACTGTCGCTGGATCTGCCGCAGAACAATTTGCTTTTTCTCCTACAGAAGAAAGATTATCAAACCTTATACAATCTGTTCCAGCCTTACAAAACCCACTTACAGACTTTTTAGAAGCTGAAGAAAATGATACAGAAGCACTTGGTAGATTAAAAATGGCTATTGAGGGAACTGCTTTTGCTGGACTTTTTGAATTAATATTTGCTGGTGTGAGAGGCCTTAAAAATGTTAGAAAGAAAAAACCATCTGAAGAAATGGTTGAAACAAGTGAAGAGGCAATTAAAAAAGCAGATGAAGCTGATAAAAATATTGAAAAGGTTATACCAAGAACAGAACCCGAAGATCCAACATTAACAGTAGAGCAAGTACAAGAACAAAGAAAGAAGGTTACGAAAACACCTTTTACTTATGATCGTGATACAAACACCTATAAAGCTAAAATTAAAAAGAATGATTACGAAATCAGAGAATCTGCTGGTCAATTTAGAGTTTTTAAATCAGAGCCTTTAACACCACAGCAAATAGATGATCTTATAGAGCAAGACAAAAGATTTGATGGTGAATTAACAGTAGAAGAGTTAAAGAAAAGAACACAAATGCTACCGTTTGAAAAAACCTTTACTAACATAGATCAAGCAAAACGATTTGTAGTTGAAGAAGAAAGACCAAGTAAATTGCCAAAATCTTTAAGAGATGTTCCAGAGCCAAAGGTAAGAAGGGCTAGAGATTATATCTTTAGGACTATTGATCCTAATTTTAAAAGAAAATCAGAGTTAGCAGATGCCTTGGGCGGGAAAATACCACTTAGCTATTTAAGAAAAGGTGGTGCTATGGACTTTGATGAGATAGCAGAAGCCATGGACGAAGATCAATTTTTTGGCCTTGGTCAACTTGAAAGAGCAACACTTGAAGGCAGACCACAAGAGGACATTACAGAAGAAGTTATAGAGGCCTTATATAACAATAGCGTACACATTAACGATCAAGTGCCTTTACAACAAGCAAGAAAAATAAATGATGATATAGAACAAAAAAGAAAACTTTTAACAGAATCTTTTGGTATTAGACCTGATAGAACTACAGATGAAGAAGTAGAAAAACTTTTAAAATCTGTTGAGCAACGCACAGAGGCTTTAGAACTAGAGGCAAAAATATCTGACTCAGAAACAAAAAGAGCAAGATTAATTGAACAAGACATTCGAGAAGGAAATGTTGGCTTGCCTAGTCTTAAAGATTTTAAAGATCCTGAAATACAATCAACACCGATGTCGGAAAGAGATCTTGCAGATGTTATTCCAAGAGTAAGAACAGAGTTTGAGGATTATGTAAAAGATGTAGATATTGATAATAAATTTACAGAGGAAGTTGTGCCACCCACAGCACCAGGCAGACAACCTGAAAAGAAATCTAAATATATTATCAATGTAAACATGAATAGGTTGGATGCAAGTATTCCGGAAAGAAAAACCTTAGAAAAGATAGCTGAAGAATATGAAGAACCTCTTGAGGTTGCAAGAAATGTAACTAAATTTGGCTCTAATGGTGAAAACTTAAAAGCACTAGCTGAAGAAACTGGATTACCTTTAGAACAATTATTAAAAGGTGAAGTGGGGAAAGTATTAGATCCAGTTAATATGTATAGACTTAGGGTTGCTCATGCAGAAGCTCTTAAAGAGGTAACAGATTTAACTGCGGCCATGAAAGATACATCGAAAGCAACACCAGAACTTAAATATGAGTTTGATGTAGCAATCACAAGATATGTTGGCATTTTAGAAAAACTTGTTGGTCAAGCTGCTGAAGCTGGTAGAGTTTTAAAATCATTTGATGTTCCAGTTAAGGCTGAAGATGGCAGAAAAACAAAATTAATTACTAAATATTTCAAAGAAAATAAAGGCCGTTCCGATATTTTAGATGTTATGGCTGATGCTATTTCTAAATTAGATGATCCACAACAAGTAAGTAAATTTTTAAAAGAGGCCTGGAAGCCTTCAACTTTAGACAAAATACAAGAAGCCTGGATTAATGCTTTGCTTTCTGCACCACCAACACACATTGTTAATATGGTTGGTAATGCAAGTAATATTTTATTGTCTGTTGGTGAGCAAGGAACAGCAGCAATATTTGGTTTATTAAGAGGTGCAAAAGAGGCTGATAGATTAACTTTTAAGGAGCTAGGAGCAAGAATGATAGGCAACATTCTTGGTTTTGCAGATGGTTTAAAAGCTGGAGCAAAAGCACTTATTGACGAAGAATATATTACCGATCCATTTTTAAAAGTTGAACTTGCAAGGCAACGAGCTATAGGCGGTATAACAGGAAAAATTGTTAGAATACCAACTAGAGCATTAGCAGCAGAAGATTTGTTTTTTAAGGCAATAAATTACAGACAAGATGTGATGGGGTTAGCTACTAGACAAGCCATCAAAGAAGGTAAACAAGGATTAAATGCTGTTAGGCAAAGAGTAAAAGAGATTTTAGATAACCCAATGGACGAACTTCCAGACTTGGATTTAAAAGCTACTGATTATGCAAGATATCAAACTTACACAAATCCATTAGGAAAATTTGGTCAATCGTTACAAAATCAATTATCAGAACCACATTTTAAAGTATTAAGGTTTATAGCTCCATTTATTAGAACACCAGTCAATATTGTTAAATATGCTGGAGAAAGAACACCACTAGGATTTATTTTTAAAAGGTACAAAGATGCTATTGAGGCTGGTGGAGCAGAGGCAGATATAGCAAAAGCAAAAATAGCATTTACTGGTGGAGTCATGTCGGTTCTTGGTTTATATGCTTCGCAAGGCTTAATTACAGGAAGAGGACCTGAAGATGTTAGAGAGAGGGCAGTATTAAGAGAAACGGGGTGGCAAGAATATTCAATTAAAGTTGGTGATGAATATATTTCATATCAAAGGTTTGAGCCTTTTGGTATTTTGCTTGGCCTTACAGCAGACTTTGTAACTGCAAGTCAAATGATTGGAGATAATGTATTAGTGTCTGAGGGAGAAGAACAAAAATCACAAGACACAGAGTTGCAAGAGGAATTAAGTAAAGTAGGAGCATATCTAATAGCTTCATTTGCAGATAATATTACAAATAAAACTTACCTTAGAGGTGTTTCCGATGTTATTAAGGCAATAGATGATCCTGAAAGATATGGCCCAACATATTTGAATAACTTCTTGTCTAGTCCGATTCCAAATGTATCTGGCTACATAAGAAGAATGGATGATCCTTATGTTAGAGATGTAAGAGGTTTAACTGATGCACTTATGAACAAAATTCCAGGTATATCAGTAAATCTTCCTACAAGAAGAAATATATTTGGAGAACCGATAAAGTACACTCCTGGAGCAGCACCAGAAGCTCTTGGAAGATTCGGAGAAGTATTTTCACCAGCAAGAAAAGAACAAATAACTAACGATATTGTCTTTAATGAGCTTTTAGATATTGAATATTATCCAAGCATGCCAAGAAGGACCATTCAGGGAGTAGATTTAAACTCAGACCAATACGAATATATGATGGCACAGCATGTTTTACAAAGGACAAAACAACAAATACTGGATGAAATTCTTTCACCAGGATACAAAGAACTGCCTAAATACCAAAAGAAAAAAATGATTAAAAGGATAATAGAAGGCAACAATGAAATTGCTAGATTTGAAACTTGGTCAAGATATCCAGAACTTCAAGAAAAAATAGAACTAATACAACAAGCAAAACTAGAAGAATAGAATTATGCCAAGGGCCACAGAAAGAGTTGGTCGATCAGGTGAATACCTCACGGCAGCACTCATCTCTTTGGTTTCCGATACTGTCATGGTTGTACCTCATGGATCTGAGGCTGATTTAGTTTTTGAACACAATAACAAACTCTACAAAGTCCAAGTTAAAACTCAATCAAAGATAGAAAAAAGTAGAAAAAATTGGCGTTTTGATATGCGTAGAGGCGCAAATACTAAAAATAGAAACTACAAAGAACAAGCTGTAGATATCTTTGCTTTAGCTTCTTTGCCTCATAGAAATGTAGTTTTTATAAAACCTATGGATCAGAACCAATTAACCATAGCCGATGAACACATGAAGAACAACGATCCTGTTAAGAACCTTAAGGACATATTAGATAATATTTAATTATAAATTTTTTATATCAAATCTAATCTTTTGATCTTCATAATGTTTAGCGGAGTTTATCCCTAGAGATAAAAAATACTCCGCCAACACACGAGGATCTTTCTTGGTTGACTTAGCAAAGTCTTTCAAAGAATGAACAAGATACTTGTTTAAGTACAGAGCTTGCCCGTTCTTTCTTTCGTTTTCGATACTATCGTCAAAGTCAAAAAAGTTGCTCATAATTACTCCTATATGGAGATTTCCTTGGTGTACTTACCTAACTTGTTACCGTTTTTATCACACCCATGAACCATCTCTAGCTCAAGTTCAATATAATGTTTGGCCTTTAACAAGTCTTGAACATTATTTTCCTTATCTCTGGTAATAAGTTTTATAACATTACCTAGACACCAACCAATATTGTTAGCCAATATATATTCAATCGGCTGTATTTTGGTTCTTCTATTGTAATGATCGCCACCTACTTGGTTTCTTGAGGCAAGCATATCAATCTCTTGATCCCACTCTGTACCCTTTCTGGCTTCATCCCATTCCCTTTTTGTAGCATTATCAATCGACATTAAATCTCCTATATTAAATTAATAAATTTATACCATTCTAGGTATTCTTGATGTATTATAAGCATTAATTACGAAAAAAGGGAATTCAATGGAAATAAAAGACCAAAAAGATTTTGACATATCAAACACGATAGATGCGGAAGAACTCGCTAAAAGGTGGGGTGTAACTAAGAAAACTATTGATAACAGAAGGCTCAAAGGTGAGAGGCCTAATCATTGGAAGATTACAGGCAAGATTTACTATGACCTTGATGATGTTATAAATTACGAAAAAGAGTCTTACATTTCCAGTAATGCCTAGTAAACACGCTTTATTATCACCATCAGCTTCGGACAAGTGGACGAGATGTCCAGGTATGCCTAAGTTAGCTGCACAAGTACCCTATCAGGTATCTATACCAGCAGTTACAGGTACATTGGTCCACCAAATAAGTGAGATCATAATGAAGGATAGACTAGATGGTGACATAACATTAGAGGATTATTGGCTTGGTAAAGTAGAGAGTGTTGAAGATTTCGAGATTGAGATAGATCAAGAAATGATTGATTGTGCTAGAACCTATACAGAGTATGTGCAAGCAAAAGCAAAAGAGCTTGACGGCAAACTATTGATTGAAGAACAAGTATCAATAGATGAAATTACAGATAGTTGTTGGGGAACAGCAGATGCGATTATCTTGGCTAAAGATAAGATATGTGTCATTGATTTAAAGTCTGGCAAATGGCCTGTAAAGCCTGAAAACAATTATCAGCTAATGATTTATGGGCTTGGTGCGTTGTCCAGATACGGAGATACAGACACCAAGATTGAACTAACAATAGTCCAACCACGAGGCGTTAAGAAGGAAAAGGCTGTTAAGACATGGGAAACCACAGCAGAAAACCTTGTGAATTGGGGATACGATTTCTTAAAACCACGGGCGGAAGCCTGTTTTGAGGAAAGCCCTGGATATGTATTCGGGGATCATTGCAAATTCTGCAATGGACGCAGTCTTTGTGAAACTTATAAATTAAATATGGGAGAAAAATAATGTCCGATAATAATGAAGAACTTACCTTTAGCTTTTCCGATGACGGCAAAGAGTACAAGGTAGATGATTTGTCTGATGAACATAAACTTATTTATAACAAGGTTATGTTAATCAATAGACAAAAGAATGAGATTGTTAGCAATGCAAACTTTGAGGTTGAGAAGCTAGACATTCTTGCAAAACATTACAGCGATCTACTTAAAGAAGCTGTAGAAGGTGATGATAAAAAGGTTGAGGTGGTCAAATGAGCCTAGCTGATATTAGAACTAAATCAAAACAGAAACCGCCAAGACTTGTTGTCTATGGTGGTGCTGGTATTGGTAAAACAACCTTTGGATCAACAATGCCTAAACCTATCTTCATACTTACAGAAGATGGTATGGGTACGATTGAAGCACCTCAGTTTCCTTTATGTAAATCTTTTGAAGATGCTATGGGTTATCTAAAAGATTTGGTAGAGGAAGATCACGATTACAAAACCGTTGTTGTAGATTCACTTGATTGGTTAGAGCCACTAATATGGGATCAAGCCTGTCAAGACAATGGTTGGAGATCCATTGAGCAACCTGGTTATGGTAAAGGTTATGTAGAAGTATTAAAGTATTGGCGACAATATTTAGATTTGCTTAACACTCTTAGAGAGGATAAAGGCATGATTACTTTGCAGATTGCTCATAATCAAATCAAAAGGTTTGAATCGCCCGAGATTGAGGCATTTGATCGCCATGAATTAAAACTGCACCGTAAGGCTGCGGATTTAGTTTTAGAGAACAGCGATTGTTGTTTCTTTGCCAACTATAAACTTGGTACTGTTAAAGTCCAAGGTAAAGGTGGCACGATGACAACAAAAGCCGTAGCTGGAGATGTTATAGCCTATTGTCGTGAGAAACCTGCGTTTCTTGCGAAGAATAGATATGCACTTCCAGATACTTTACCGTTTGATTGGAAGGAGATTCGATCAGCCATGATAGGCGGTAAAGATGAGTAGAGTTGATGATGTCACTAGAAGCAAAGGTGCTTTGACAACGATAGATGTATTATTATCTACACTTATAGACACTATAAATCCTGATAATAATGATCTTCCGATAGATGGTCTTCATCATCTCATTGCTATTAACCAAGACTGCAAGGATCTCATTAACTACCTTAATGATTACCACAGTTATGATCCAGGATAGGAGAAAATATGGATTTAAGTAAATATAAATCGCAAGTTGACGAATCAAGCCTAGAAACTCTTGAGCCAAGTGTGTATGACTTAGAATACACACAGGATGAAGAGATCACAGGTAGAAATGGTTGGGTTGCTCTAAAAGTTTTATTTAGAGTGGTTGATAAGCCTAACTTCTTGGTTGGTCATACTTTTACCGTTGACCATTCAACAAGCACTTCCGCTATTGAGATCGGTTTACAATCGCTTGATAAACTCGCAAAGGTTTGTGGGTTTCCAGATGGTTTACCCGATGACAGTAGTGATCTAGTGGGATCAAGAGTTAGGGCCAATGTCATTATTGATGACAAGGGTTATCCAGCTATTGATGACGGTAAAGGTAAAGGTTGGCTAGAACCTAAATCTAAGTCAGTAAAATCGGAAAAGAAAGCTGAACCTGAAACTAAAAAAGAATCAGGCGATGAAAACATCCCATTTTAATTTTTTAAGTGTAGATAGGCCTTCCCTATGTGGTTATTGTTTTAACCCCGTAGGCGGCCTACTTACAAAGTTTGAGGATAAATGGTACGGAGCTTGTTGCGTGGAACATCAAAAAGAAATAGTCAAAGGTAATAAATTAAAAAACATTGCTCAAGTTTCTCAGAAAGGTGTTGCGTATGCAAAAGCACAATCAAGGGATAGGTATATAGAAATATCTAAAGATAATAAAAGCTGGGCGTTGCGTGATTGGACAGAGGAAGATCGCATGAATTTTTTTAATAAGATAATTCGTGAGTATCTTAATTATGCAAATGAGCAAGCAAGGAACGGGGTAGATGGATCTCAAGAAATATAAAGAACGATACGGATTAGTAAAAGACAATAATTATTTAGAAAAAAACAGAGGAAATGAACAAGACCTTATTGCAGAAATGCAAGCGATAGGTTTAAATGTTGGTTTCTTAAACACAACAGGGGACTTAGTTCGAGTTTCCGTTACAGCTACTTCAGGAGTTAGACCAGACAAAGGCAATGAAAAATCGGGTTGGTATGTTATTAATGTTGTCGATAATCACATATTCGCAAATTACGGAAATTGGAGAACGGGGGAGGAGTTTAAATGGAGTTCAGCTGCGGTCAACAAACTTACACCAGATCAAAGACAAGATTTACAAGCCAAAATAAAGCAAGCCCAAGAAGAGGCAAGGAAAGAAAAACAAACCAGATATGAGGAAGTTGCAAAGGATTGTGAACAAAGGTTTCAATCTTATTCAGAGGTTATCAAGCATACTTATCTAGAATCTAAACAAATCAAAAGTTATTCTTTAAAGCTACACAATAAAGCATTAGTTGTTCCTATTTACAACACACAAGGCGATCTCAGGTCGTTGCAATACATACAAGAGGACGGTCAAAAGCGTTTCGTTTCTGCTGGAGAAGTTAAAGGTAATCTATTTTTAATCGGCACAGACTTTAAATCATTAGAGAAGATTGATTCGTTGGTTGTGGTCGAAGGTATGGCGACAGGTGCAAGCGTTTATGAGGCGACAGGGTTGCCCGTTGCGTGCGTGTT